CTAGACGGGTCAATTGATCCTTCATACTCTGGCCTCCATTGGGCCTCAATTCATTAAGCCAGCCTTTAATAAGAAAGCGCAGACCCACTAATAAACTTGTAACGACCGCGCATACGCCAGCCCCAAAGCCAGCCCATTCTACGGGTGTCATTTTTTAGGAGTTGCATAACCAAATACTCCAGCTAATACTGCCCATAAAATAGAGCGATAGTCAGCTGCAAAATTGGATGCTGCCCAGGCTGATAAAAATGCACCAGCTGTTAATACATAAGGATTTTTCATGTTCATATTTTGCCTCCTAGTAGTGGTATATCAAACGCTTTGCCATCTTTATCGCCAGATGGATTAAAGCTAATGTGGATGTGTTTTGTATGTTTATTAAATCCAGAATATTTACGCCATTTAAAATTAAGTATTTTACTGGCGATCATGCCATTATGTATTACGTAAGATATGCGCTTATCGGTCTTTGCACAGATTCTGATTTGGTCAGCCAGATAAACCGAGAGCCCTTCGGATGTATCCAGCCTAGAATCAATATCAATGGCTCGCACGCATCCTGACCCGTCTGGATTATGATCCGATTTTCTGGCACTGTGACGAGCATCACCAATCCACCCATCACTGGTAGTGCGCCTATCTGGATACCAGGTAGTAACGGCATCTCTAAGCTCTACACCAGCTGCGCATAGCCACGGCTTCATTACTCAGCAGCTAATTCTTGCTTAGCAATCATTTCATCATAAGTTGATTTCAGCATTGAAGTAAATTCTCCGTTGCCTCTATCAATAATGGCGTGTTCTACTTCAACGCCATCAATTCCTTCTATTTTAATAAATGTCACATTATCCATTTTATAACTCCGCACTAAAGCCGATATAACCAGCCGTATTATTGTTGTTTGATAAATTGTAAAAACGATATTGTGTTAAACCAGATGAACCAGTCACCTGCACGTTTGTTAAGGTAGTTGATGCAACTATTGAGTTTAATGCCACAGTTGTAAGAGCAAACCCAGCAGAATTATCATCAAGTCTTAAATTACCATAATCTACTGAAGTAGCAGCTACTCTTAATGGAACTGGATTAATAACGTTAATTAATGCTGCTGTTGTTGAATAGGCACTGCCTTGGCCGTGAACTGCATAAGTTGTTGTATTTGATGTTCTCCAGTAATACCTTTGGCAAGCGGCTAACTCGCCTTGGTAAGTAGAACCATTACGGCTAAAGGTTGTGGCTACTGAGCCTAGTTCTAATTGAACGCCAGTAACTTCATAATAATCATTTGTTCCTGCTGTGCCTGTGTGATTTGCAAGAAAACTTACCGCTAATTGCGTTGCATCTGCTGGCAAAGTTACTGAATAACTAAATCTTTGCCAAGTTGCAGTAAGTGTTGCATTTTGATTTATTTGCTGAACGGCACCAACAAATGAACCACCAGTAAGGATATTGCCGTCAGTTCCAGTTCCAGTCCATAAATTAGCATTGAGTAAATTAGAAGCAGGGGAATAATTAGCACCCTTGCGAGCATAAAAGGATAAAACTACCGTTTTGCCAGCAAAGGCTATGGCATTAGAGGTTTCCATGCTCTGAGCAAAATACTGTCCACCTGTTCCAGTTTGTCCTGAGTTTCTTTGAACCCTTGCACAATATTGGATTGTAGATAAGTTTGTGGTATCACCTGTTGCTTGGCGTGATATAACACCAGCAGTACCAGCACCGTTAAATGTTGCAGACCATCTATCTGTTGTATAGGTATTAGCGGTAGATGCTGCTATAGAAAATGATGTACCTCTTTGCCAAATATCGTAACCGCCATTGATAAGCACATTTCTGCCAGCACCGTATTGAGATGTCTGTAATAGATTAACCGACCCTGAAAGGTCGTTCATGTTTGTAGCTGTTAAAACATCGCCCGTAGCGTAGTTAGCTTTAACTGGAAATCCTACTGCCATTTTAACTCCTTAGTAACTTAGGACATTATAGCCCAAAGTACCATAAATGCTATTATCTAGGATAAATGCATCTATAACGGGCTCTAGTGTCGTGAATGTTGTCTTCCAACTATTCGGGGTAATGTTGAAAGCTACTCCGAAAATCTGCAAGGTCTTGTCCAGGGTAGATCCACCTGGCTGAGTAGTAATTACTGTAATCGGATCAAAGAAATCTAGGTCTAGGGCTGCAATTATGCCGGCATTGTAGTTAGGTGTATATAAATCCAATTCGATCAAATCACATCGGATAGAAGTTTCAGCTCTAGAAGCTGTATAAGCCTGAGCATAATCTAGTGCTACTGCATCGGTCTGCATTAGTAGGCCATCTAAGAAATAAGAGTGTAAGAAATATTTGTCTATGGATGCTTGATTTGTGGCTACCTGTGGGCTACCACCTAATCTGGTTACTGTTGATTTATTAAATATGAGGGTATCGTCTAACTTCCATACAGCATTGGCATAATAGATACCTGATCCAGTATCAGAGAATACTGTTGGTGTGCCGCCAATAGATCCTGCGGTTACTGATCTGTCTTGAAAAACAAAACTGCCACTAGCATCAACGTAAACAGCACCATATTCGCTATTGGCTACAGTTTGTAATGCAGATAGGGAAGTCCTGTTAGTGCCTGGATCTGCTTGCATTGTGGTTAAACCTGCATCAACATCACGCATGGTTGCAGGCCATGAGATTTGATCTAAGATCTGGTTAATTCTTGTACCTGCTAGATTGCCAGCAGTAGCACCAGTAACAGTAGAGATCTGCGCATTCTGGGCTAGTCTCTGGGCATCTACAGCTGTGATAGTTGTATAGGCAACCTCTGTTGCATCTTTAGGTTGAGTGTTTACATAAGATGTAATAAAGCCTGAAAAGATTGGGTATGTTACTCCTGAGTAGGTTGCGCTAATCTGCACCTTCTTCATCGGTGTTAAAAGCTGATAATAAGGCGACGCTGGGTTAGTTGGGTTGAAGTCGCCATTCTGATCTACAATTCTTAAAGTTAAATTGCCAGTCTGAAACTCATCGGATAAAGCGTTACGGCCTCGTCTAGTTTGTACTAGGTTTACTTGATCTGATACATCAACAATTACAGATGCACTATCAGCCAATACGTTAGTGCCTAATATGCCTTGGTCTAATATAAATGCTTGGGCAAACGCTGGGCCAGTAGAAAAGTTAATTACTGCGTTAATTACAGGTAAGGTCATCCAATGCCGCCATTAACAGTTTGTGTCAATCCATTCTTCTGATTAATTAAAAATGAGTTATAAACCAACTGGCCAAACTCTCCAGCGTTAGGGGCTAACTCTAAAACTATGTTTGCATTAATTGGCCCTGTATTGCCGCCTTGTTGGCCAAACGGAGTGCCTAAAAATGGTGTAGATGGTACGTTGGACATTCCACCAGTTTGTCCTGGTGCTATATTTCTTACTGGGTCATAAATTGCTAGACGTGCAATAGTTGCTCTAAAGGCTGCTTCTAACTGGGCTGCCGCATCTCCTAGTTTTTTAGCAGCTTCGGCCGCTTCTAATTCAGCCAGGTACTTTTTAGCCAAAGCCTCATTATTGTTTGCTATAGCAGTTAAAGCATTAACACGTAATTTGTCCTCTGCATTGATGTTGTAGTTTAACGCTGCGGCTAAACCTATGCGCTCTAAATCAAACTTGTCTTTAAGTTTATCTACTTCAGTTCTTTGCTTATTAGATGCAGCAATAATGTTATATTCATCTTTTTTAGCAGTGTTTAATTTTTTCTGTAATATTAAATCTGCCCTAGGGTTACCAGAGCCATAAGTAAAGTTAGATGTAGGTTTTTGTGTTTTGCCAATATCATAAGCAATTAACCCAGCTGTGCCGAGTATTAACTGTTTCTTGCCTAGGGTCAATAAAGCGGTAATGGCTAGTAAAAACTTGCCAACATCGCTGTCTATGATCTGTTTAATTTGGCCTATTAACTCACCCATGCCTTTGGCAGTATTAGCAATAGCATTAGCAAACCCATTCATAGAGTTAGCGGCTTGATCTATTGAGTTATCTTTACCTAATGCAGTAAGGGCATCTATCAAACCCTTACCTATAATCTCTGTGGCATTAGCAGCTGCTACCTTTAACAGATCCATCTTGCCTGCATAAGTGTCTAATCTAGCGGCAGCTTGGCCTGCAAACTTTTTATCAAGTGCGGCCATGATCTTATTCATATCGCCACTGGCTATGGTGGCTTTGTCTAACCCTGTACCTAACCTCGCTAATGCTGTGGTTGTACCAGATGCACCTTTGGCTATTGCGGCTACTACGCTAGCTAAGTCTTTACCTGTGCCTGCGCTAACGTTTAATGCAGTTTCTAAAGCCTGTTGGCTAAGGGTTACTGAGCCAGTCGCATTCAACAAAGTCTGGAAGGCTGGGCGGAGTTGGTCGTCCAACACGCCATATAGTCCTTGTAGGTTGGCTATATAAGCCTCTACCTCGGCTACCCTAAATGCGTTGCCTGTATTTTCTAACTGTATTGCTAAAGACTTAGCGGCCTGCTCATCGGCTGCAAATGCGTTAATAGCCTTTTTGCTAAACGCCACAATAGCGGTAGTGGCAAATACCCTATTAAATGTTTTGCCTAGTTTTTGCGCTTGCTTATCAAATGCGTTTAAATCTTTCTGGCCTTTTTTAAGTGCCTTACCATTAAAGGTTGCAATAGCGGAGACGACTACATTGGCCATTATGCTGCCCTCTTAATCTCTGTTTTTTTATTAAAATCTATAGCAGTTGCACTAATGGCTTTTAATATTGCTTCATAAACTTTAGGGCTATCCTGTGCCCAGGCTTTGTAAATTAAGCGGCCCTTAGTTTTACGACCACCGCCACGCATATCTTTAATTTTAGGCTGTGCTGTTACTGGCTCTAATGCAGCTACAAACTGCTGGCTAGCAAACGGGTTATTAGATTTGTATTCCTCAAATGCTTTGCTTCTGGCTGATCTTTTAGTATATGTACCGCTTGCACCTTTAGATGGTGTCATCTGAAACGGAGCGCGGCCTTGTGGGTTTAAACGGCCTGCTACCTCATAGATTGCGCCTGCTCTAGTTGAGTTGTAAACGTAATTGCTTACCTTAAAGCCATTTTTAAATGTTTTATTTTCGCCTGGGTTATATCCAATACCTTCTCTAACCACGCCTGCATCATATTTTGGAAATGGCTTGTATTTAAGGTCTGGCGAAGATATAGGTTTAGCCCAGCCAGACAATACTTCTGAGTTTTGCTTAACCATTGTTTTAGCTGTAAAGGCTACGCCACGCATTAAAGGATCAATAGCTGTCCTAATGCGCTGGCGCATATCTTCATCTATAAACTCTAACCCTTTAAGGACATCTTTAATGCCTACGACCTCTACTGGCATTTTTGATCTCCTTTGCTCTGTCGGTTAAGACTTGTATGATGGCTGCATACATATCCG